TAGCTGGTGGTGCTCAAACTACAGCTTTAACAATTGCAAATTCACCAACATTATCTGTTGCAAGAAATATCGTAATAAAATTAACAGGAACAATTTCAGGAAATCAAATAGTTACAGTTCCATCAGGAATTGAAAAAACTTGGATTGTATCAAATGGTACAACAGGTGCATTTACAGTAGAATTTAAAACGTCAGGCGGAACAGGTACTACTTGGTCTACAACTGATAAAGGAATTAAAATATTATATTCAGATGGAACAAATATAAACGCAGTAGACATTACTACATTATCTGGAACAGTTGCTTCTGCACAGATAGCAAATCTTGCAGTTACATCTGCTAAACTTGCATCATTTGCAGTAACAGAAGCAAGACTTGCATCGTATGCAGTTACAGCTTCAAGACTTGCAACGAATGCTGTAACAGCTATTAAAATTACACAATCAACAATTACACAATCAAAACTAGCAGCTAACTCTGTTGGATCAAATCAATTGATCTCAACGGGTGTTACAGCAGCATCTTACACAACAGCAAATATTACAGTAGATGCTGATGGTAGAATTACTGCTGCGTCTTCTGGATCAGGTGGAGCTGGAATGGGAATACCTACTTTGATGGTGCAAGGACCTGGTTCAGGAACTTATACTGCATCACCAAATGCTAATAGAATTGGTGTGTACTTGTATGCAGGTGGAGGTGGTGGAGCTCAATCTTGTTGTAATCCACCCAGAACAGGAGGCATGGGTGGAGCTGGTTTTTATAACAAACCTATAACACAACCTTTTTCACAACCTTATTCTGTTGGTGCAGGGGGTAATTTTACAAATAGTACTGGAAATGCTGGTGGAAATACTACACTTGCAAACGTTGGAACTGTTAACGCAGGAAATGGAGGTAATAGTGGAGGTAGTCCAGGTAATCCAGGTAGTCAACCCGGATCAAATTTAACAATAATCGATGCATTTAGACCAGGCGGATCAGGTGCAGGTCAGGGTGGTATCGATCCCCAACCAAGGAGATTTACAGGTGGAAGCGGTGCTGGATCTAATACACTTCAGGGAGGAACTGGTCTTATAGTGGTTTACGAAAATACTGGAACATAATATGTCATTTTTTATTTTTACAAAAAATTTTGATAATATATCTGGATCTTTTTTATATAGAATTGCTGAAAATCAAGATGATTTAAATAATTTAAATATTAATCAATCTGATTATAAAATAATTGAAGATTCACAAGAAAATTTTAATGCAGTTAAATATGGAACAAAAATTATAAATAAATATAATAATAATGAAATTTTTTATGATAACCATACCCCTAAGTTTTTAAATAAAGAAAAATTACAAGAACACATTTATGGTTTATGTGTTCCTATAAACGATTTTTTATATAGTAATAAAAATCATTCACAATATAATCAATGGAATAATTATAAAAATCAATTAGATTCATTAAATTTAAATAATGTTGAATATCCTTTGAATAAATCATTGGAACAGTATTTTAATGATCTAGGTCAACCTTCATATAGTATTTTACAACTTCCGTAAAAAATGCTATTAAATTAGCATGTTTGATAAAGAAATAGAGTTTAGTGCTCATGAAGATTATTTTGTACTAGAAGAAGATTATCCTACACCTATAAAATTAAATATACCTGAATGGTATAAAAAATTAGAACATTCTTTGTCACTTAAAACAATTAAAGGATGTATGCCTTTTTTAGATACATTAACTTCTGGTTATTTATTAAAAATTCCACAAGACTTTCATGTAAGACATAATGTAGATAGTAAAGACAATGAAGGAAAAGAAATTAAAGATTCTTTTCAAACGTTCGGATTACACGATAAACATCAATTACTTATTGCTAAGGCTATTAACTTAAATTCTAATATTCAAACTCATTCTTTAAAACAAGTAGAAGGGTCGCCATTTATTGAAAAAAATAAAAATTTACCTTTTTATAAAATATTAAATCCATGGAAAATAAAAACACCAAAAGGATATTCTTGTTTATTTGTACCTCCATTAAATAATTCAGATGATCGATTTTCAATAATACCAGGAATAGTTGATACAGATACTTTTCCAAATGAAATAAATTTTCCAATTATTATTAATGGAGATAAATATCCTGTTTTAGAAACAACAATTAAAAAAGGAACCCCTTATGTTCAAATAATTCCTTTTAAAAGAGAAAGTTGGAAAATGTCTTTAAAAAAAAGAAAACAAAAAGAAGTACAAAATTCTATGATTTTTTATGACTTAAAATTATTACACGTGTATAAAGAAAAATATTGGAATAAAAAATCATGGAAATAAAAAATTTTGTAAAAATTTACGATGAAGTATTATCATGGAATGTATTATCTAATTTAATACAATTTGCAAATTTGTTAAAATTTGAAGAAGCTATAGTTGGTGGAGGTGAAGAAGGCCGAAAAGATTTTAATATAAGAAGAACCCATACTTCAGTTTTAACAAATATGCACAATTCTTTATCAAATGTTCATTGGTATAATTTACTTCTTAATTGTTTTAATAATTATTTATTAAAGTATCCTAAAGATTTAAAAATTTCAGATTACAACTACAAAGAAATTTTTGATATTGAAATTTTAAAATATGAAAACACTGGTTTTTATACTTGGCATGTTGATCATTTTGCAGGTATTCCAAGAACTATGAGTTGTATATTGCTTTTAAATAATGATTACGAAGGGGGTAATCTTTGTTTTAGAAATCCAGATGGATCTGGAGAATGGGAAGTGGAAGTTAAACCAAATAGGATGATCATTTGGCCAAGTAATTTTTTATATCCACATACAGTTAAGCCAGTAACGAAAGGAACAAGGTATTCAATTGTAGCATGGGCACTATAAGAGATTTTAAATATAAATTAATTAAAAATTTTCTAAGTTTAGAAGAAGTAAAATTATTAACTGATTATTGTAGGATTAAACACAGACTTAATTTTAATTCTTTTGATGATTATCAAAATGATAATGGAGATACTTATTTTTATGGAGATCCATTAATGGAATCATTAATGGTAAATAAATTAAATTTAATTCAAAAAGAAACAGGTTTAGAACTATTATGTACTTATGCATTTTGGAGAATGTATACAATAAATGCAGAGCTTAAAAAACATAAAGATAGACCAGCTTGTGAAATAAGTGTTACTGTAATGATTGGATCGGACGGATCCCCTTGGCCTATTTATATAGATGGAACAGAAATTAACATGGAACCAGGAGATGCTGCAATATATTTAGGGTGTGAAGTTCAACATTGGAGAGAAAAATTTAAAGGAGATTGGCACGCACAAACTTTTTTACATTATGTTGATAAAAATGGAAAAAATACAGAATGGTTTAAGGATAAAAGACAATTGTATGGATTACAAAAATGAAATTTAAACAATACGAAAACGGATCTTGTGATATAGAATTTTCTGTTAAAGAAAGATGGTTAATTTTAAAAAAAGGAAAAATTCATTTATCAGATGAAGCTTTAAGGCATTTTGGTAATAATTTAGTTAAAATGGTTTCTGAATGGAATTTAAAATTTAAAGAAGAAACACAAGAAAAACTTACGTACGATAATACTAAAATTGAAGGTAAATGAGTTTAACAGAAAATCATATTTTTAATACACCTATTTATTTAAGTGAAAAAAAAGATTGGGTAGAAAAAATAAACAAGATATCTGATCCTTACATACAAAAAGCAAGGGAAGAAAATAAATTAATTAATAATAAAGATTTTGCAATTGTGCATCATTCTCAATCTTTAGATCAAGACATTAATTTTAAAGAATTTTTAAATTATATAAATAGTAATGCTTTTGATATATTGAATAACCAGGGATTTAATTTAACAAATTATTCTTTAGCTACCACTGATCTGTGGGTTCAAGAATTTGCAAGTTTAGGAGGAGGAAACCATTCTCCTCACATTCATTGGAATGGTCATATATCAGGTTTTTATTTTTTAAAATGTTCAGATAAAACATCTTATCCTGTTTTCCATGATCCAAGATCAGGTCGAATGATGAATTTACTTCCTGAAAAAGATAAATCTCAGCTTACACTAGCTTCTTCTTCTATTCATTTTAAACTAGAACCAGGTACATTTATTTTTTTTAATTCATATCTACAACATGAATTTGTAGTAGATCATGGAATAGATACATTTAGATTTATACACTTTAATATACAGGCTTTTCCTAAACAAATTTTAAAAAATAATTTTTAGATAAATTTTAAGGATGAATATTTTATCTTTATATTTTTCTCATGACGGTTGTATAACTTATATTAAAAACAATAAAATAATATTTCATACACAGTTAGATAGATATAATAGACTTAAACATTCCACTATTCCAAGTAGAAAACTTTTAAAAATTATTGAAAGTTTAGATATTGATAAAATTTTAATAACACACCTTCATTCTGTTTCTGTTGAGCTATGGTTACGACTTTTAAATAAAAATTTAAAAGAAAAAATATTTTTTTTTGGGGATTCACACCATCATTTATTTCATGCTTTTTGTTCTTTAACATGGAGAAAAAATATTAAAAATATTCTAGTTATGGATGGTAGTGGAAAATTAATTAATAATAATAAAAACGAACAAGAATCTTTATTTTATTTTGAAAATAAATTTTTAAAACATATTTTAACAGAGTCAAATAATATTGGTTATGATTATCAAGTTTTTAGTGAAATCTTTTTTGGAAGTGGTTTTTTAAATGGTAAAACAATGGCTTTAAGTCTCTATGAATCTGAAGCAAAATATGTTCAAAAAAAATTTGAAGAAAGATCAATTAAATTTATAGAAGATAAAAAAATAAAAGATAATTTATGTTTTACTGGAGGGTGTGCACAAAATATAATTTTAAATAGTAAATTAATAAAAAAATTTAATGATTTATTTTGTGACCCATTTAATGGAGATTTTGGAATAAGTTTAGGGGCAGCTAATTATTTTTTAAATAATCAGATAATAAATGATCAAATATACTTAGGAATACCTCAAGTCATAAATACGGATTTATTTTTAAAATATAAAATAGTTAATGCAGAACCTATTGAAATTGCAAAAATATTAAAAAATGATGTTGTTGCAATATTTCAATCTAGAAGTGAACAAGGTCAAAGAGGTCTTGGTAATAGATCCTTATTAATTAGTCCATTAAATTTAGAATCACATAATAAATTAAATGAAATAAAAAAAAGAGAATGGTTTAGACCTTTTGCATTATCAATTAAACAAGAAGATTCTAATAAATGGTTTGACATGTTTGGATTAGAAGAATCTCCATATATGATGTTTGTTTTTAAATTATTAGAAAACAAAAGAGATATTATTAAACTAGGTTTTGCTATTGATTATTCTTCAAGGATTCAAACAGTAAAAAAAACACAGAATTTACATTTTTATAATTTATTATGTGCTTTTGAAGAAATTACTAATGTACCTATACTTGTTAACACAAGTTTAAATTTACCTGGAGAAGTGCTAGCTGAAACACTATTTGATTTAAAAGAACTATTTGACAATAGTAGTTTAAAATATATATACCTCCCAGAAATCAATAAATTAATAAGTAAATAACTCCATATTTCAACTTGGTTCAATATAAGGTATACTGATTTATGCCTTTAAAAAAAATACCCGTAGCTCCAGGCTTTGATAAACAAGATACAGCATCCCAAGCAGAAGGTCGCTGGATTGATGGAGATAATGTACGATTTCGTTATGGAAGCCCTGAAAAAATAGGGGGTTGGTCAGAAATATTAGCAGACACGTTAGTAGGTGCTGCTAGAAATCAATGGATATGGTCAGATTTAGACGGAAACAGATATGCTGCAATAGGTACTAATAAGGTATTAGCTATTTACTTTGAAGGTGCGTTTTATGATATTACACCATTAAGCACACCACTTACTTCTTGTACATTTACTACAACTATAGCATCTGCAACAGTTACAGTTAATAAAGCCGGACATGGTTTAACAGTTGGAAGAATTGTAAGATTTAGTGCAGTAACACCTCCAACAGGTTTTTCAGCTGCTGATTTTACAAATGCTTTTGAAGTTAAAACAACACCTACATCAGGTACATTCACAATTACAATGCCAGTAGTTTCATCTGCAACAGGAACTTCTGGAACTGCAACGTGTAATCCTTATTATGATTTTGGTCCGTTTGGTCAAACTTATGGGTTTGGTTTTGGTACATTTAACTGGGGTGGTTTTAGTTCAACAGTTACTCAAACTGCAATTAATGTAATGGGCGGAATAAATAATTCAACTGCAACTATAGTAGTTGATTCTACAACAGGTTTTGCTGCAGCAGGAACTATTTTAATAGATGATGAATTAATAACTTAT